TCAGCCTAGTGATAGAAAATCCAAATAATTCAGCCATTATATTACCTCTTAATTATATTATGGTAATACTTATCCACTTAAAAATTAAGTGGTTGTATTACTTTCAAAGTATTGATACGCAAATGTTACCGAAAATTCTTCGATAGCAGTCGCTTCATCAAAGTTCAAATCAATAGCAGCAATGTTGATTGGATACAATCCTCTTAAAGTGTAAGATTTAATTGTATTTCCGTTTCTGTCTAAATGGTCGACAAAAGCATCAACTTGATAGTCAACAGGATTAGTTAAACCCTCATTGTCAGTCATGTTGTTGATACCGTTCTGCCATCTTTCAAACGCATTTCTTAGTTTGAAATCTGTGTCATTTAATACAGTTACAGACCAATCTTCAAATGTTCTATCTCCAGCGATTTTAATTTGTCTGCCACGGAAAGGAACATTAATGTTACCTATTACCATTGCAGGAATTGTAGTCGCTCTACATAAAAAAGCTAAGTCTTCGATTTCACCGCCAACAGCTGCATATCCAGGAAAAGGCATAGTTACCTTAAACTGGTTAGCTCTAGCGCCGCCACCTGCAAGTTTAGCTTTGAAGTCGTTAATGTTTGCCATTTTTTATCTCCTTCTTAACCTGCTACTTCGTCAAACGAAACGCCAGTTCTAGTTGCAACGAATTGTAATGTAATAAAGTTGATACTTCTTGCTGGTTTAATGAAAATCTCAGCAACAAATTCATTTCTATCAATTACTTCGCCTGTGTTGTTAGTTTCATCACACACTACTAAAAAGTCTGTGATACCTCTACGACCTTGTACCTCTCTTAGGAAAGGCTCTACAATGTTTCTAAAGTTCGCTCTTGTAAATTCATCATTGAATTCAAACAATTGGAATTTAGAAGCAGTTGAAATTGCCTTCTCTAAAGTGATAAACAGTCTTCTTACATTGATTCTATCAAATGCACTTGGTGAAGATAAACCAGTTTTATCTCCGAATAAAACAGTTCCTTGACCTGGGAAGGTAGAAACAGGATTTACTCTCTTAGGATATAATTGGTCTCTTTGTGCTTTTGTAGGATTGTAAGCAAGTTTAACTGCGCCTCTAATTGTACCTCTATTGAAGCCTGCTGGTGAATACCAAGCATCTGCAATAAGGTCAGTTCTAGCCGCTAGACCTGCCATATCACCGTTTAACGGTACATATCTGTAAACATCATTGTATCTGTCGTACATATACTTGTAACCAGAATCAAATACAACATAACTTGATGAACGAATGTTATCAAAGAAATCCATAACATTTGTTGTTTGTGTGTTTGAGTTAGTTACATTAACAACATCTGCTCTTTGTGGAGAAGCAAATACAACTGCGTCTTTTCTTTCTTCTGCAATTGTAATTAAGTTGTCAACATGAGTTGTACTACCAGAAGGACCAGCAATGATTAAACCTACATCTACAGTTTCGCCATCTTCAAACTTCTCGTAAGCAGATTTTAATTGACCTGTAGTTACAGTTGAACCATTTGAACCACCAGACATTGAGTCATTCGTTGGTGTATCTACAGCTGTGTAAGTTGTACCTGAAGCTGCTGTACCCCAATTTGAAGAACTTGCGTTGTGGTCAGTCCACCAAATGTATTTTGATTTAGTCGCAATTACATTTGGATAATAGTTATCATCTCCTTGCGGAGTTTTTGCGTCTGAAGCTTTAGATACTTTTGAAAAAGTTTCTAGTACAGTTCCAGGAACACCTGAAATTCCACCATCTTCGTCAACGACTACAATGTGGATTTCATCATTAGCACCGTTTCTTGTCGAAACATAGCTTGAAGTGCCTGGCGCACCATCAACAGAGTCATAATATCTCCATCTTCTTTTGATACTTGCGTCATCAGGATAAGCAGTTTTTAAACCACCAGAACCTCTTGGATGTTGAACGATACTTAAATCGTTTGTAGAGATTGCTGTGATTCTGTACTTCTCTCCTGTATCAAAGTCTGAACCAGATGCTGTTGATGAAAATTCAATAATGTCACCGACATTGAATGCTGTTCCATCATCTACAGTTACAGTTGTATCTCCAACTGATACTGTGTCATCTAATTGGTTAGAGCTTGATAGTGTTTGCTCATAAGCGGTTGCTGATGGACAAGTAGAAACAAGTAAATTATTTCCATATGTACCAGCGCTTCTAGCTGCAAAAATTGCTGAGCCAGCCGAACCACCTGAAGCATAGTTATTTTCGTAATCATCGCTGTTCTTAATCAATACACCAGTTGATGATGTAGTTGCATTTACAGCAGATGTTTGGGTAGCTCGCACCACTCTAAGAGCGTTAGAATATTGTAAGAAGTTGGCAGCGCTGAACCAATACTCAAAGTTGCTTGAGTCAGGTTTGCCAAAGGTATCTACTAATTCTTGTTCGCTAGATATTGCTACGATTTCATCCAATGGACCGTTATTCGCCACAATAGCGACAGCACCGATTGAAGTTGACACCGCAGGAATGATTCTAGTTAAATCTCTTTCCTGGACGAGAACACCTGGTGATACTTGAAATGCCATAGGTTTTCTCCTTTAATTAGCTAATTATTTCCTAATATCATAATTTGTCTTTCAATATTCGTATTATTCATACGCCCATATTCAAACTTATTCACTTGTAGATATTTATAATATACGCAAACTACACATTTAATAACCCTTACGAATATCAACAGGATGCCAAACTGTACCATATTCATCTACTTCAGATTTTTCGTGGTCTGGTGTACCATCATCTATAAAACCAAATGGCGCCATATCTTGCTCAATTAATGCTTGTTGTTCTTCATATAATTGATTTCGAATATTTGAGTTAGACAATTCTTTAAAGTATTGTTGGTTTGACAACCAGCCAAATATGACTAAACACATCATTAAATCATCATTACACCCGTCCTCCGCCATCCAGGAGTTACCACGCCTACTAAAAGTTGACATCTCCTCTATGAGTTGAAAGTCGTTTAATATCATTTTATCTGATTCGATAAGTGTTTTTACACTTTGACAACCTAAGGCTTTTACTTGTTTTGTCATACGGACACCAATAGATGTACCTCGACCACTAAACATTGCACCTAATATTTGACCTGCACGGCCTCTTTGTGTCGTCATCATCATATTATCGTATTCTAATTCCATGTGCATGATTTCAGATATTTGTTGGCCAATGTCATTGACTTCAACTAATACATGAGCATGATTATAACCTTTACATACTTGTTCTACGATACTTGGAAATACATGAGGTTTAATTTCATTATTCTTATATGTACAAACAACTTCGTATGGTATTTTTGTAACATCAAATATTACAAATGCTGAATAGTCTTTACCTGTTCCACGAGCCACATCAACTGTACAAGCATATAGTCTGTCTTTTTCTGGCCGTTTAAACATCTGTAGTCCGTTTTTACTCTCTATCGCCGGTATATAAGGGGTCGCTTTAATTTTCGCCGGCGATATAAGAGTGTCAACCGAACCTAAAAACTCACATTCGAATTCTTGTTGAAACTGCTCAGGCGAGGTGTTTCGTATTGTTGTTTCTTTCCACTTTTCATCTCTACCTGGAACTTCAGACCAATGTACTTCGATAGGTACATAATCATTTTGTTTATTGATTGCATCAACCCATAACTTATAGTACATATTCATACCGTGTGGTGTTGATACAATAATCATCTTTGTACTTTTACCAGATGAGATAGTAGGATAAACTGAACTAAAAAACATTTCGGCAATATTAGCCGGTACGAAAGCAAACTCGTCTAAGAAAATAATGTTAAATGAACCACCTCGAATAGCACTAGATGATGTGGCAGCCGCAACAATGGTTGATTTGTTTTCTAACTCAATGTTACCTTTGTTCCAATTAATTACCCCTTGTTGCAACCACTTAGGAAGATTTTCGTATGCGAGTTGCAATCTTCCAAGGATGTCACGAGCCGTAGATGATTTGTTTGCAAGTATAGCAATATTAGAATTAGGATTAAATAGCGCATAATGAAGTAAGTATGAAATTGTTGTTGTTGATTTGCCTGATTGTCTTGGTAGTTTACAAATAGTAAATCTGTTATCGTGTATGGTTCTTACAATATGTTTTTGAAATCCATACATCTTAAATGGTACAAGGCCTTCGTCAAGTGATACAACTTGTACATAATTCTCCATAAAGTAAATAGGGTCATTTTCACACTTTTGATATTCTAAGATTTGTTCCTTAGTAAATTCTTGGGGTGTGTTAACCTTTTTTAAATTGGGATTACCTAAGTATGCGTCAGACATAATTTAACCATCCTGTTATTATATATTTTTCTTTATTTTTGGTAACTTGACTTTTATGAGTGTGTGTCCAATAAGCTGGCCAAATTAAAGTTAAACCTTTTTTAGCGGGTATTGTTAAATTTTGATATAAAAAATCTGTTCCGCCATCATCAATATCATTTAAAAAAGTCATAAAAACTAAACATCTATCTAATACACTTTCAGCTGCATTTTCAAAATGCCATTTTTTATAACCACCACCTTTTTTATAATGTTGTATTTGATAATTTTTAGTAAGACCAAATTTAGGTTGTTGATTTATATAATTATATTTTTTAATATATAAATCTAAACATTTATGTAAGTGTGGAACATATTCATTTTCAGCGTTATGTTTAATACTTAAATCAGTTGACTCTTTTACATCTGTATTAAGTATATTTTTTCCACCGGTTCCTTGATATCCTAATCTGTGTAAATTTTTATTATTATTAAAGTATTCAATAAGATTATCACATACTTTTTCAGGTATAAACCACCCACCCATTAGCGTAATATCGTCTAATTTATATTCATTCATTTATTATAATACCTTCAATATGTGTGTACCCTAATTTCACAGCGGCCTGAATTCGACTGCTACCCTTATGTACTGCATATTTGTGTTCATTGTAAGGTTGATTTGCAGCTCCCATACGAGGAGTTTCAGATATTTTTTTTCGTATTATCTCTATAGGATTTATCATATCTTCGCCGTCTAAAATGGCCTGTAATGTTAGGCCATTTTTAACATAATTTAAATCACTTATCTGAAATATCTTTTTCTTCTGATTCTGTAACTTTGCCTTCAATAACTTCATCTTTTGACTTTAACATTTTTTGTAATTCGGCAGTTGAACCTACAAACAAAGCATTTTTAATATTATTATTTGCTGTTTTAGGTACTTCTTTTAAATCTTTTAATTTCTTTTGTAAATCTTGTAGTTTATCTACTGTATCGGCCACATTTTTAATTAATGCGCCGGCAACTTCATAGGCTCTTGGATGTTGTCCTTCTCTTGCTACTTCTAAGATACCATCAATAGCTTCTTGTCCTCGTTCAATAAGGTTATAATAGTTTTCTCTACTATATTTGTAATCATTATCTACATCAGGAGACTTTTCATCTTCCTTACGAGGTACCGGTGCCTTAAACTCTTTCTTTTCTTCTGGAGTTTTGGCAGGTTCTAAACCTAATATTTCATTAACTTTGTTTTCTAAACTCATAAATCATAACCTATTCATCTTCATCTGTAGTTACATTATAACTTTTGCCATCTTCAAAAAATGTTATTGTTGTTGTAAATCCAAAATCATCATCAGCATCTGCACTTGTTGGATTAGGTACCACAGTAATTCTTTCTTCTCTTTTGCTAGTAACATCTGTATCTGTGTATAAATCAGCTTGTGTTTCTTTAATAACTTTCTGTGTCTGTGCCGGTCCATACAAATAAGTTTTCGCTGTAAAATTCAATGTATATACCACAGCTCGTCTAGTTGTAAAATCACCTGAATAACTGTCTTCATAGTTAACACTATTTAGTACAATCGGAACATCTCTTACAATCTCTAACTCTGGTATTTGTTTAATTGAAACTGTATAATCAGGTTGAAAATATGGTAAGATTTGTTCTACAATTTGTAGGCCACCTTCAGCCGTTGCTGTGAAAATATATAGACTATAATCTATATTGTAAGGAACAGGTGTATAATTATAATTCATTACTTTGCCGTCATCACCTGTCTGTACAGTTTTATATTTTTGTATTTTATTTAATTTACGGCCAGAGTCATATGAAATACCTGTAATTTCAAACCCCATTCTAGGTAATGTAATTGCAAATTCTCTTTCATCTAAATTAGGTTTTTGGTCTAATCTAACTAAAAACTTTTCTTTGGGTGCATAAGCAAGAGGCACACGAATAGATTGAACAACATTACCTGAACTATCTGTTCTTTTAACTTGTATGTTATTGAAAAGTTGACCAAACGCAACGGTCATTTTTCTCATACTTTCGTTGTAAAAATATCCAAACATTATCCGAAATCAACCTCTCCAAAAGGATTTCTTTCTGTGAAATCCAATATATCGTCTGAAGTGTCGGCTGTATTAAAACCAGC